TTCGGTCCAGATGCCATTCTCATCGAGCGCCACGAGCCGGAGGCGCAATTTGCCGATATCGCCGGCGATCAGGGTGACACACGCAAAGACCGTCGGGTTTTGGAGCGCGGACTCGAGCGGGATTTCTTCGTTCCGTTGCCAGGCGCCCGTATTCGGTTCCCGGACCACGGCCAGCCATCCGGAGCCGGCGCCTCGAGACACGATCGAGGCGCCGGCGATCATCGCGCGCGAAATCCGCGATCGGACACTAGCCAGGAGCGCCATCGATCGCTAGGCGGCCGGCGCGCTCGCCGGTGGCACGTACGCGGCGCCGGTGACAACGGCCACGCCGGCATCGAGGCCGCGTTTCCAGTTGATGAACCGTTCCGCGCGGAGGCCGACGAGGTTGTTTTGCCACAAGCTCGTCATCAGCGAGGTTGCCACTTGCGGATTGTCCGGGGCATCGTTCATCTGTACCGACGCCTCGCGGGACACGTCGATTTCGACGCCTCCCTCATCGGCCATCAGTACGAGCTCCGGCGCGATCAGGACCACGTTATCTGCGGCCGCATTGCTCGGTACGAGCCGGATCCCTAGGACGGTTCCGCCTTCCGCGCTCACGCCCGGATAGAGTTGATTCCCCATCCCGTCCTTCATCATGCCGAGCGTGAAGGCGTTCGTTTCGCTCATGACGAGCGCGGCGCCGCGGAGACTCACGTTGCCGGTTGCAAACTTCGATACGAGCGCGTGGAGATCCACGGCCGGATCGTCTGTCGAGACAATCGGCGCGATGCCGTTGGTAATGCTGCCTGGCGCCACGCCGGCCACCGGCGCCACGCCCGGGAGAATGAATTGCTCATCGAGAAACTTGGCGATCCCTTTGATCATGTCGTTCCGGACGAGATCCTCGATACTCGGCGAGGACAACCTGGCGAGCTCGTACGTAAAGACGATGATCCCGGCGGCCTTGGTAATCCCGAGCGTGGCCGTCCCAAACGCCAATTTCGTGACCGGTTTCGGAGCGGCCTGGCCGACCCACGAGTACGCGCCGCCGGCGGTTTGCACCGGTACGGACACGTTGAACGGTACGGAGCGGAAATTCGGAATCCGGCCGAGGATCGTGGCCGGCCGGAGCAAATCGATAAATTCGTTGGTGGCCTGGCGAACCTGCGCGAGCGGTCCGGCCCACGTGGGATCGGTGGTGGTGCCTGGCGCCACGGCCGCCTTCACCATGAGCTCCACTTCCGGCGTGGAATCCTTCCACTGTTTCGCAATTTCGAGCGCCTGATAGAGATCGCCCTTGGCTTGCATCTTGGCGATCGCGTACCGCACAAACGCGGTTCCCGGCGGTACGTTCGGCCGGAGACTCACCACGCGCGGCGCCGCTTTGATGATCCCGTTTCCGCCGCCGTTGATCGGCGTGGCCGAGGCGAGCTCGAGTTTCTCGAGGCCGTGAAGGCGGACGAGGTGCTTGTCAACCTCGGCCAGTTTGAGCTCGAGGCCATCGTATTCTTCGGACTCGGCGGCCGCGAGCGTTTCGCCCGTATCCGCGGCCTTTTTCATCAAGGCATCCATCCGCGCCACGGTGGCCGCGCGCGTGTTCTCCCAGGTGGTAATTTGTTCTCGAGTGGTGGCGTTCATAATCGCGCCTTTCGCGCGTGAGCTCCGATCGCGGAGCGGATCCTGGCCCATCGCGGCCGCTTTGACGGTTAAGATCGTGGCGCCGATATTGGCCGGAATCGTCACGAGCGAGAGCTCCACAAACTCGGTTTTGAGGAGCGTAATCGAGCCATCCTTCGCAAACTTGATCCCGTCCTCGAGCGCGCGGAGGCCTGGCGAGATCCCGCGGATGATGCCGGCCTTGATCGATTGCCAGGCCTCATCGGTCCGATCCTTCAGTTTTCCCGGCTCGAGGATCCGCGCGATCGTGGCGCGAAAGGCCACGCCGGCGGCCGTTGGCGCCTCGAGCTCGACCGTGCCGATCGGTTGTGTCCGATCGTGGTGAAACAAGAGCGGTAACGGGTTTTTGAACGTGACGCCGAGCGGATCGATCCGGTGGCCGGCGCGATCGAGCTCCGGCGTACTCGCCATCCCCGTAAACGTCCGCGCCTCCTCGTCGAAGGCCTTGACCGTGAGAACGGCATACCCGCGGATGATTTCCACTTTGGCGGATAGCGTGCGCCAGGCCGGCGGCCGCGCGCAATTTTCGGTAGACGAAAATCAGGCGCGCGCGGATAGTCCCCAAATAAATCCGATCGCCAGGCCGAGCACGAGGCCAATGATGCCGGCCGCGAGCTCGGCGATCATCCGCGCGCCGGCGCCTCGAGGCGTTTGGCGTCTTTCAGTGATTGCCGGATGTATTCGGACAACGTGAGCCGGCGCGAGCTCGCCTCGGCGATCGTGGCCGCGTACGTCTTGCTCGGTAACTTGAAATGTACCGATGTGGAGGTATCCGCCGGATCGAGGCGAGGCCGGCCGCGTTTCATACATGCGGCCCGAAAATCATGATCTGATAGTCCGGCGCCGGCGGTTCCGGCGGCCGCGCGATCCGGCGCGCGTTGGCCATCACGAGCGCCACGGCGCCGTCTATTTTCTCTTTCGAGACTTGTTTGTCTAACCGTTGCTCTTGGTTGCGGCCGGTCCGGAGCACGGTGTTATCCATCATCCACGAGAGGATCTTATTGTGGCCGTGTCGGATCGCGCCGTCCGCGATCGCCTTGGCGAGCGATTTAATCGCCTCGTTGAGCGCGTAGCCTTGGAGCGTGTCTACCACGGTGAGGCCGGCGCCTTGCAAGTGGAGTGCAAGTTGCTGAGCGAAACGCTTATCGTAGGCAATTTCGAGCACGCCATCCGCGCGCGCATCCTCGAGGATCGTTTCTTCGATCAAATCGAGATCCGTCGTATTCCCTGGCGTCACCGTAAGGAGCTCCTCGCGGCGCCACTCGGCGTACGGCCGGTTTGGGTACTTCTCGAGCGCGGCCTCCGGCAGCCAAAACCGCATTTTGACCGCGAGGCCGCCATCCTCGAGCTCGTACAGCCTGGCCCATGCCGCGAAATCGTCATTCTGGCCAAGGTCTAACCCGCCATAGCACGGCCGGCCGAGGAGCGCCTCCTCGGATGGGAGCTCGAGCGGCGCCTCGAGCCAATGCGCCATATCCCAGGCGGGCGTATGCGTTTGCGTCCAGACACAAAAGTTGAGGCGTAACACAGTATTGGCCTCGGCCGAAATATGCCGCGCGGCCGCCACTTGATCATCGAGGTACGGTTGCTGAATGGATACGCCGAGGTTCGGATTGGTTTTGATATGACACGCGCGATCGGTGAGCGGATCGTCCGCCTTATCGAGCGCGCAGACGTACGCGAACCATCGATCGTCCTCCACTAATTGCTCGACTATCCGGATCGAATGTTCGTGGTGCTGCCAGCAAATCGACGTTCGATCGAAACCGGCGTTCGTGATTTCCGGAAATAAGGCGTCCTCGTTACCCTTGGCGCCGGCTCGGATCTTGTTACACGCCTCGGCGTTCGGGTGCTCGTGTACTTCATCGATCAGACCCATATGCGGCCGAGTGCCGCTCTTGGTCCCTTGTTCCCTCGAGAACGGCCGGAAAAACCCGAGGCCGTAACTCATGTTGTGCACGTGTTCAATCCCGGACTTTTTGATCCGTTTCTCGAGCTCCGGCGAGGCCTTGACCATGCGGACCGCATCCCGAAACATGATCATGGCTTGATCCCGATCGGCCGCGGCCGCGTAGATTTCCGGCGCCTTCTGGCCATCCATCATCAGGCCGTAGAGGCCGATGGCCGCGAGGAGCGGCGTTTTGCCGTTCCCTTTGCCGATTTCGATGTACGCGTTTCGGAATCGCCGGTGGCCGGTGGCGGCCCACTTCCAGCCAAAGAGCGATCCGACGATGAACACTTGCCAGGCCTCGAGGCGAAACGGCCGGCCGCTATCCGGGAGATAGACCCACTTTTCGATAAACCCGAGGACGTGATCGGCGGCCGCGGCGTCAAACGTGAAGCCCTTACGCGCGGCCTCCTGGCGATCGCGTGTATGCCGCTCGCATGCGAGCCGGACGTACGGACCGGCCACGAGCTCGCCGGCGAGGACTTTTCGCGCGTAGTCGTCTACCCGGTGAGGTTTTTTCCGCGGCATCAGGACACGCCGAGCCGGCGCCGTTGATACGCCGTAAATTCATCCACTTGGTTTTCCGGGACATCATGCGGCGCCAGCACGATCCGCGCGCGCGCGCTCGGTGTGATGCCGAGCTCGACCGCGGCCTTGAGCATGAGCGTGAGCGCCTTATTGGCCATCGCGCGGAGCGGATTCGGCATCGGATACCCGGAGCGCGCCACGATTACGGCCTTGGCGCTCGCGGCCTGGCGCTCGAGCGTTTGCCACTCCTCGTATTTCAGGCAGTAGGCGATCAAGATCGCGCGATCCACATCGGTAACGTGTCCGCGGCCGAGCGTCCCGATAATGCGCCGCCACTCGGCCGCGGCGCCGGCGTGGCCTTTGAGCGCGGATGGAAGGCCTGGCGCGATCGAGGCGTGGTGCGGTTCCCGATCGTTCAACGGCCGCCGGCCTCGATTGTTCTCGAGGATCTTGAGCGCCGTGGGTTTCGGCCGCCGGCCTCTCATTGGATCGGGAGCGAGTTGAGCAAATGCACGAGCGCCAGGATCAGCACGGCCGGCCAGAGCGGCGCTTTATTCACCGCGGCGCCGAGCACGATCGCCAAGGCCACGAGCACGAGGAGGAGCGAGATCGTAAGCATCGGGATCCTACCTTTCTAAACCGCGGCGCTCGGTTTCATGGCGCGCGCAGGCCTCCGCAAACCGCCGATCGAGGCCATCGGCGAGGAGCTCGCGGATGATGGCCGGAATCGGCCGGCCGTCCTCGGCGGCCACGCGCGCGAGGCGCTCGAATAACGCGATCGGAATCCGGATCGAGTATTCACTCATGCGAGCTCGAGGCCTTTCTCACCTGGCGCCGGCGCCGGCGTGTCCGGCTCGAGACTGGCCGCGGACCGGTACAGTACCGGCAGCCGGCGCCGGTTCCGATCGGCCGCGGAAAGTGATCGAGCCACGGCGTCCCATAGAAACACGCGAGCGGATCGGGAGGCGAAAGGCGAAAGGCGAAAGGCGCCGATGCCGGAGGCCTGGCCTTCACTTACAGCGATACCCCTACCGCTAAATTGTCGATGTTGCGCGGTGGCTGGGCGAGGCGGGTCGTTGCATCACTTACAGCCATCTTTTTTCCTACCCCCCACTTAGGGCACTTGCGCATTTCCGTATCTTTTCGCCTCGCGCGGTTTCGCCTTCGCCTTTCGCCTCCTCGGCGGTTTGGCGGTTATCGACACATCGGATAGAAGGCCCACGGTTGAGCACGCGCGCCGGCGAGAAACAAGGTCCAGCAATCAGCCTCGAGGAGCTCGATCCGGTGGCGTGTCCCGGCCTCAAGGACGTTGAGCTCGCCAGGCCGATACTCGCGCGTGGTTTTCACGCCGGCGAGATCACACCGTTCCTCGAGGTAGCCACCCACGAGGATCAGACTACAGCCAAAGAACCACGGATGAGAGTGTACCGATCCGCTCGGATCCGAGCTCACGAAATGATGGAGAAAGAGCGCCGGACCGGCGCGCGGTTCCGGTTCCGAGTCGCCGATCCACGGTTTCCAGCCGGCCAGAAAGTAACGATCGAGATACGGCCGGCCTTGACTTTCGATATGCCGGACGATGGCATCGGACGCAACTATTTCACACCACGCGCGCGCCAAGGCCGGATCGATCATTGAACAATGCCACCGGCCATCGAGCATCGATTCCGCGCCTCGGCGGTCGTCGCCACGGCTACGCACATCGCGCGTAACAAAGTCTCGAGGCGTTCGACACCATGATCGAAATGCTCGCGGACTTCATCGGCATCCCGTTGACGGTTCTCGATCCCCACTTTCACTAACTCGAGGATTTGCGTTTGCGCGGCCTGTTGCGCTTCGATCGCTAAAATGCGCCGTGATACGCCGGTGGTGAGCATGTACACCATGAACATAGCGATCACGGATGGTACGCCGAGGAGCACGGCCGCCTGGAGCCACGGCGGTAATCCTTTCAATTGATCTTGCATACGGCGCTCACGCGCGGCCGCCGGCGTGGCACATGAACCGATCCGGGGAAGGTGAGGAGCTCGAGCGCGCGGCCTGAGAAGTGAAACGCGGCCCGGAGCGTGGATCTATTCAATCGCCGGCGGCCTCGCATAACGCGCTAGTTTACGCCTCGAGGCAAATTGTTACGCCATTGTTAGGGCATTGTTAGGGCATTGTTATTGCCGCGGCGTGTTCCGCGTTTGTCTTGCGCCGGTGACACGTCCAGCACAAAGACTGTAAATTCCGCTCATCGTATTGCTCGCCACCTTGATCGAGCGGCCGGATGTGATCCACACAATCGGCCAAGGTCCGGCGCCGATCGAGCGCGCACGCCGAGTGTTCCGGATAGAGGCCACCGTCCGCGCGTTGACCGCACAACGGAAATCGCGCGCGCCACGCTCGAGCAAATCGGCGCCAGTGATGATCGTATCCGCGCGCCGCCGGCGATCGTTGATCCCGGCCAAACCGCGGAGGATAGATCCGCGGCGCCGGCCGGCATTGCGGACAGTGATCGCCGGCCAGGATCGCGCCGCATTTGACACACGCGCGAGGAGGCGCGATCGGCACTACTTGACTCCGACGTAAATCGATGGCGGTTCCGGGATCCGATCGCGGACCGGCCGCCAGAGATGCAACACGTACGGATGATTATTGATGTACTCGGATCGCCGCGGATGTAATTGCATGACGCAATCTTCCGGTTCCCAAAATAGATCCTTCACAAAACACATTTCGCGCCAATTCGGGATCCGCTGTTGATCGCGGCCGCGATACGCGCGAACACTCACGTGGTTCCCAAGGTTCGAGCTCCGGCGCGCCGGTACCATCCGAGGCGATCAAGGCGAGGCGCCATCCATGATCCGGCGAGGCGATATCAAAGGCGCCGTTATTGCCATCGGCCGGCGTCGTGCCGAGGACCGGATGATCTGTTACGCGCGCGGATTCCGGTACTTGAAAACTCACGGCCGGATCAACTTGGCCACGAGGTACCGCGCGTACCCTGTCGGAGCTCGCGGAGCTCGAGGAGCATACGGCCGGCGGCCTCGGCCGGGAGGCCAGTTTTCTCGAGGAGTTTTACAAAGATTTCATCGGATTCGGCGGCCTCGGCGGCCTCGAGGAGCATCAGGCCCACTTCGCGCGCCTTGTCCGCCGGCATTTGTGTACGTACTTCGTTGAGCGTGAAATCGACAAAACCGCGGCGCGAGAGTTGACCGAAACCGGAGGCCACGGTAATTGCATCCGTGCCGGCCGGCCGATCGAGATCCGGCGCCTCCGGCTCGTACTCGAGCGCGCGCGTGTGTTTCCGCTCGAGCGCGGCGCGCGCCTGGCGCTCAAAGTTGGCGATCGTCTGTTTCGAGGCGCCGATCGTTTCGAGCATGGCGATCGCCTCCTCGAGTACGAGTAGGTTTTTCATGGCCGATCGCCACGCGCGAGGAGCTCGAGGACGGCCGGCGCCTCGGCGAAGTACTCGCGGACGTGGCCGAGGTACCGGCCGGCCGTATGCCGGAGGTTCGGCGAAACGCCAGGATGCCGGAGCGCGAGTTGTACGAGGCCGGCCATTTGTAAGGCGCTCGCCGGCGCCAGGGTGAGCTCGAGATTAGGTTGCGTGGCCTCGAGCTCGGCGGCCACGTTGGCCAGGAGCGCGGCCTCCTCGAGGCCGGCCGGCGTGAGTGGCGTATCCGCCGGCAGTTTCCCGGTTTCGAGAAACTCGGCGATCGCGTCCGTGTCATCGTGTGCCATCGGTTCCCTCCCGTTTGCGCGTGCACCACTCGGCGAGCGGCATGAGACACGCGCGCGCGTAGTGCACGAGGCGCCGCGGCATCCGGCCGGCCACGAGCGCCTCGAGCTCGGCCTCACGGAATACGAAGTGATACCCGGCCACCGGCGAGGAGGCCGCGCGCCGCGGCGCCGGCCTGGCGCCACGAGGCGATCGGCGCGCCGGCCGGCGTGTGACCTTCCTTGTCATACGCGCGCGCCTGAGAGGCGCCGGTATGCTCGAGGTTCTCGATTTCCCGGCGCCGGCGAGACTCACAGCCACGTTTCCACGATTACCGGATCGTCGTCAGCCTGGCGCGCGAGACAGATCAATCCTCGCGGAATCGTGGCGCGCGCCTCGGCCAAGGAATCGCACAGGCAGCCCACGAGCGCCACAAGTGGTTCCGGTATGCCGGTCCGGATCTGACTCGCGCGTACAACGTAGTGCTGTGGAGCATCGCGTGGCCGCTTGTAAATCGTCCACATCGTCAGCACTTTCGCCCCGAGCTCGGCCATGCCAGCGTGACTGTAACTCATTTGCAACCGTGGTTATTTCCGCAACTGAGTTTCCGCAACTGAGAGGTTTTTCCTAAGGAAAATGCAGAAAGGCGGATGATTCGTAACCGACAGGTCGCCGGTTCAATTCCGGCCGCCGGCTTACAGAAAACAAACGACTTAGCGATTTCGCATCCTCTCGCCATTAGCTGATATTTAGCTGATTCATTAGCCGAAACACGGACGATCACTTACGGCCATCCGTGGCCACGCGCGGCCGCTCGGTTTCGCCTTTCGTTTTCTTCCCTTTCGCTACCGTGAGCGTGGCGCGCGCCGGACTCGCCGGCCTGGCGCCGCGGCCTCCCTGCACAATCAACGGATTCCGCTTGCCCGGGAGCTCGGCCGGCGCCTCGGCCGCCATCATCGCGCCGGGGCGATCGGCGTAGTCGTGCTCCTGGCCGCGGATCCACTTGGCGTACCGTTGCCGTGTCACCACGCTATCCGCATGCCCAAGTTGGGCAGACACGTAGAGGTCCGGTGTGCCGGCGATCAACTGGAGCGTGGCGTACGTATCGCGCAAATGTTGAAGTGTCACCTTCCGGCCGAGCGGCCTCACGCCGAGCGGCGCCGGTGGCGCCGGCGTGTCCTTGCCTTTGCCGCGGCGCGCCTTCCGTTTCACTTCCCCGGCCGCAATGCGCGCCAGGATCCGCCGGAGGTTGCCATCCTCTTGCACGCGCGAGCCCTTCGGCGTGAGAAAGAGATATTCCGAGGCCTTGGCCGCGCGTGAGCCGGCCTCGAGGCGCGCCTCGAGCATGCCGGAGACTACGGCCGAGGCAAAGGCGCCCGTATCGACCATCCGCGCCTTGTGGTTTTTCGGTGAGCTCGCCTCGCCTCCGGAGCGCGATCCGATGATTTCGAGTTTCCGCGTATCGAGGTTCAGGAGGAGCCGGCCGGTCTTTGGTTCCGTGAGCCTGGCCTCATAGAGCTCGCCGGCTCGCATGCCGGTACTGGCCGCCACCACGAGGAGCGGATACCAGGCCGGCTCGAGGTACTTGGCGTTGTGTAAATATTGCGTGAGCTCCTCGGCCGTGAGCGGCCACGGTGGCGCGATCCGCTCGTCGCCGCGGCCGGCGTACTTTCTCAAATCCGCGGCCACGTTGACCGCGAGTACTTTGTCATCCACGAGCTCGGCCACGAGCGAAGAAAGCGTCCGGCGGACCGCTTCCACCGTCCCGCGCGCGTAGCCTTTGCCGCGGAGCGTGGTGAGCACGCCTTTACAGACTTCGCGCGTGAGCGAGGTTGTGGCCCGGTGGCCGATGATCGGAAGGATCTTCGCCAGGTTGATTCGGTGGTACTTGTGCGTCGTGCGTTTCCAGTTTGGCCGCATCGCCTCGAGCCATCGCTCGGCGTACTTCGCTACCGTTTCTTCGCCGGCCTTGGCGCGCTCGGTGAGCGGTTCTCGCGGCGCCTCGGCGAGCGCCTCGGCCACGGCGGCCACGAGCGCCTCGGCCTCCGCGCGCGTGGCAAACCACTTGGTTTTCCGTTGCCGGAGCGCGCCTTCGCGCCAGATCACGCCGTACGGTTTCGCCAGGCCTGGCCGCTCCTCGAGTGTCGGAACTAACGATCGCGGTCTACCCATAAATGTCTATGTCTCTGTTTTGCGGATACTGTTGACGATGCCGGCCACGATCCGCTTATCGACGGCCGCATGTTTCTTTGGTTCCGATGTCTCGCCGGCGCCGCTCACGCCGGCGGCCCATCGGTCATACTCGGACTTTTTTACGAGGAGCCGGCCGCCGATCCGATAGTGCGGGAGCGGCCGCTCTTTGGCCGTGAGATGGCGCCTCAGCGTGTGATAACTCAATCCGGCGTACCGCGCGAGCTCCGGCAGTTGCAGGTAACGATCGTCCTCGGCGGCCGGTGGGAGCGGCGCCAAGACGTTTCGCGGT